GGCCCAGGACAAAGGGCTGGCGAATTGGTTGGCGGATATGTTAAAGATCCTAAAGTTGGTATGCATCCTTGGATTGTATCGTTTGACTTGAACTCGCTGTATCCTCACTTGATGTTACAATATAATATGTCGCCTGAAACATATCTTGAAGATGAACGTGAAAACGTATCACAGGACATGGTATTGAGCGGCAAGTATCAAAGCCAAAGAACTGACATGTCGGTTGCAGCCAACGGTGCTTGTTTTACAAATAATCATTTAGGTATCATTCCTGAAATCATTGATGAATATTATGGAAATCGTAAGATCATCAAACAAGAAATGTTGAAGGTTGAGCAAGATCTTGAAAACGCAACTGACCCAGCTCAAAAAGAGCAACTAAAACGAAAAGCAAATCAGCTACACAATGCTCAGATGGCTATCAAAATTAGTATGAACTCGCTGTATGGCGCAATGGCAAATATCTATTTTCTATATTATATTAACGATATGGCCGAAGCAATTACAACGTCAGGTCAGTTATCAATCCGATATGCTCAAAAGTCTGTTAATGATTATATGAATAAGATCCTCAAGACAGACAACCAAGACTATATTGTTTATATTGATACTGACTCTATTTACGTTGACATGGCTCCTATTGTCAAGTCTGCGTTTGGCACTGTTGATATTGACCGCAAAAGAGGTGAAGCATTCCTAGATAAAGTTTGCCAAATGAAGATTGAGCCAGTTATTGAAGCAGGCTATGAAGATCTGGCGAAAAAGATGGGCTCATATCGCCAAGCTATGGGTATGAAACGCGAAAAGATTACTGATAAATCTGTATTCATTGCTAAGAAGCGTTACATTATGAATACGCTAAACTCTGAAGGTGTTCATTACGAAGAGCCAAAGATTTCTGTTACAGGCCTTGAGTCTGTTCGTTCGTCAACTCCTGAAGTATGTCGTGAAAAGCTAAAGAAATCGTTTAAGGTTATTATGAACGAAGGCGAGTCGGCCATGCAGGACTTTATTGAAGAGTTCCGTCAAGAGTTCAGAAAGTTACCACCTGAAGATATTGGTCGCAACTCAGGCACTGATAACATCGGTAAGTATATTGTTAAAGGTACCTACAAGAAAGGTTGTCCAATGCATGTACGCGGATGTATTCTATATAACAATCATCTGAAACAACTCAAGTTAAACAAAAGGTATGAAGTAATTGAAGGTGGCGGAAAGATCAAGTTTGTCTACCTTAAAGTACCAAATCCGATTAAAGAAAACATTATTTCGTTTCCAGGCGTATTACCCCCTGAATTTGAGTTGACAAATTACATTGACTATGATAAACAGTTTGAGAAGGTATTCCTAAACCCAATAGAAGCAATCCTTGAAGCTATTGGGTGGTCTGCCGAAAAGATTAACACACTTGAAGATTTCTTTGCATAGGAGAACACTATGGCACCGAACCACAAATTAGCAACGCTTGAAGCATCATGGCGTTATCAGAACACTGTTGTTGAATGCCTTGAGGCTGAAAATGCACCAGACAAATATGTTCAAAAAGCTAAGAAAGAAAGACTACGTATTAAAGACAAGATCGCAATTTTAAAAAGTGAAGGACTAAAAGATAATGACTGATATGGCAAACGATATGAATACAATGCATGATAAATTTGGAGTACATGATTGGTTTCAAAAAAATCGTGGTGACAAAGATCTGATGAGCAAATATCTGATGTTTCGGATGCTTATGATTGGCGAAGAATACCAAGAAACATTATCGGCTATTAATAATTCAGATGCCGAAGAAGTTGTCGATGGCTTGATTGATATGTGTGTATTCGCGTTAGGTACACTTGATGTATTTGGCGTTGACGCTAATAAAGCATGGAATGCTATTTACGAAGCTAATATGGCAAAGGAACCTGGTGTAAAACCTGGACGTCCTAATCGTTTTGGTTTGCCTGATTTGTTAAAACCATCGGGTTGGACACCGCCTTCACACGAAGGTAATCACGGCGATTTAAATAAAGCTTTGTAAAATAAATTACATAAATATTGAATGTTACCGTTAACATAGCACATGGCGGGTACCACTAAAACATAAATAATATTACGTTGTTTATAGAGGAGGTCCCACCATGTGCAGTCCATTTGTACGTAAAGAAGCCAACCGTTTGAATTGGATGATAAAAGGAAAACTGATTGATGTTTCCTGGTCTGACATAGAAGTTGAAAAAACCTACGATTCATATTTTAAAAGACTTTGGGGAAATAACGAAAGTTATATCCATGAAGACGGATTTGAACGAGCATGGAAGCAAAGAGAAGCTGAAATGTTTAACGAAGAAATCAAAAAAGTTGCAGTACTTGGTGGGCATTACGACTAGTCTTTATAAATAGACTAAACAGACCAGCATGAGGCATTATTATGAGCACTATTCCAACTCAAAACAAACTTTGGTATATTGAATATCCAGTTAAAATTGATGGAGTAACTGATAGTCAAGTACAAGAGTGGGCACAACACTGCGCTCTTTATGCAGCAATCAATACAGAAACAACCGATGAAGACGGATACCCAATATATGAGTTCCAATCATATAATGTAGCTGTTTTGCTTGGGTGTATTAATCGTATGCTAGCACCTGAAGGCTTAACGTACACTCAAGATAATTTATCTTTTAGAATGATTGATTTGAACACACCTCCTCCGGTGGTTATCTTACCTGCCAATTTGCACGGCGGAATTACATTTGACGAAGACAATGAAACAATAACCGTAAACTGCACTGGGCAAGTAATTCCTTATGGAACTGATGCAAGAATGAAAACTGGAGTTCTTTGGGCAAACACGGTATTTGATGAAATGCCGGAAATAGGTAATCCTCCACTTCCTGAAACATTGTGAAATTAACTATTGACATTTGGTATAGAATCAGTTATATTAGAATCAACAAATAAAGGAATATACCAAATGTCTACAGAATTACGCAATGTGCCGAACTTAAACACAACAACTGAATTAACTCAAACTGCGACAGAGCAGGCTGTACGCCGGGCAATTGCGGCGCGATTGGCTTCTGAGTTGATGTCGAAGTTGGAATTTGAAACAGTATAATTTAATTTGGTTTTAAATCAAATTGTCTATTGACATTTGGTTCTAAATAGGTTATATTGATTCTATAAGGTAAAACAAAAGGAATCAATCTTATGAAATACGCAATTTACCAAATCCGTCTTACTGAAGCTCAAATTGATCTTATCAATGAAACTCAGAGCTTTGAGTCAGTTCCTGCTAAAAAAGCAAAAATTGACATGGACATGGATTTTGCAGGTCATAAGATCGGTGGATTGGCATACGATGCTTTCGTAGAAAACAACTTTTACACTCACGTTGCTAATATTGAAGCTGCTTCAGTAAATGAAGTATTTCATATCGGTAACATGGGACCTGAAGAAAACATTGAGCGTTTGGCTCAAATGCATTCTATTTCAGTTGGCGATGTTCTCGTTGACGAAGAAGGTCAATGTATTGTAGTTGCGCCAATCGGCTTTGTTGCTTTTTCGCATGACTGGCGTCTTGCAGCCTAATAGGCAAATCCCAAAGCGATCACGCTGCCTAACTATCGCTGAGTCAGACTCGGATAAACAATGGGTGTCACAAAAGAGAGAAAACCTTCGGGTTTTAGGAGGGACTTAGGTCCCTCTTTTTTTCTAAACTTTTACAGTACTGTTACAAAACTAACATATTTCCATAATAAATAATTTAAGGCAAGGTGGTAAATACCTTGTCTTTTTTATGTGAGCGACGGGGTAAAGCCGTCAAGCAAAAGGAGAACTAAATGGAACTACTCACAATGTGGAGTCTTATCGGATTCCTGCTTGCTGCATACGCAGTAATTGCTAATGATTCAGTACAAACTCTCGGTACTTGGATGGCGTCAAACAATGAGAGATTTAACTTTAAAGTACTATGGGCCGCAGCTTCTGCGGTTTTGTTATATACACTCTGGTATGGGTGGTATATGAACGGCGGTGATATATCCTATGGCCGTTTGAATAAGAT